TACCGCTAAAGGTACTGCTCTTGCTGCTTCCGATATCATTCAGGCAATTACTGTTCCAGCCAATACTATGATTATGGCCGCAGGTTTTGAAGTTACTGCTGTTCATGCAGGTACTTCAACAGACTGTGCTCTTGATCTTGGTGTTACTGGCGGTGACGTAGACGCATTTGTTGATGGCTTTGATTTTGACGCTGCGTCTGCTGGCGACTATGCTACACCTGTTTCTCCAGGTGCCGCCATTGTTGCTGGTACTGCTGACACGCTAGATGTTCTAATTGCCGCACAGACAGGCACAACTACAGCGGGTAAAATCCGTGTGTTTGCTTGGCTATCAAATGTTAACGACATTGGTTCTCTTAGTGCCGATGAAGTTGATCGCGATACGCTTGCATAACTATGTATTGGGGTGGGGTTTAATTGCCCCACTCCTTTACTACTGTGGAATTTTTTTATGGCAACTACATTTTTAACTTTAGTAAATGAAACGCTTCGTCGTTTAAACGAAGTTGAAATTGCAGCAGTAGATTTTTCTGCTGCTATTGGCTTTAGAGCACAAGTTAAGGATGCTGTAAATGCTGCCTTACATGAAATTTCACAACGGGAATACTTTTTTCCTTTTAATCATACTACCGGTTCTTTAACATTAGTGTCTGGAACTAAAACGTATAGTTTAGCTGCCGATGTTAAGATTGTTGATTGGAATACTTTTAGAATTAACTACGATGCTGGTTTAAGTTTCGACGCTAAAAAACTAACGCAGATAAATTACAATACATATTTAACTAGATATTTTGAAAGAGATAGCACGGCAACCAGTAGCGACTATGCAGCGCCACTTTACGTTTATAGAACTCCTGATAATTTAGCAGGATTTACGCCAATACCTAATGGTGCGTATTCTGTTTCTTACGATTACTATGCATACAATACTGATCTTGCTGCAAGTACAGATACAATGACAGTCCCTGACGCATTTAAACATGTGGTTATTGATGGCGCATTGTACCATGCGTATATGTTTCGAGATAATTCACAGCAAGCCGCTCTTGCAAAACAAAAATTTGATTTTGGTATAGACCACATGCGATCTATTTTAATTAATCGTTATACGGAAGTTAGAGATACGCGAGTTGGACGTTTGCTTAATACACCTCCGGGTAATATTTAATGGCAGACGGTTACAGAGATTCTACCTTTTTATCAAGAGGTGGGTTATTTACAAACGAAGATGCATTATTTTTAGCAAACCAAAATCCTGGTGCAGCTACTAGACTACTTAACTTTGAAGTATCGCAATTTGGTGGGTATCGTCGCATTAATGGTTACGAATATTACGATGCAACGTATCCAACTGTTCCTGGTTTAGGTAAGGTTTTAGGTGTCTGGATTCATAATGACACTGTATATGCTGCCAGACGTAACAGCGGGGATGATACCGGAAGTTTAGGAACTAATCCATTTTCAGTAACAGAAGACAGTCCAACGGTTACTGTAACCCACACATCACACGGTTTAAGTGTTGGTGCATTTGTTACGTTCTCTAACGCAAGTGTTTTTGCTGGCATTAATGTAAACAGTGAATATGTAGTAGCTAGTGTAGTTAATGCAAATACATATACTTTTACCCACACAGCAAACGCAGACTCTACTACTTCCGGCGGTGGCGCTTCTGTATCTTACTCTTACAGCTATTACTATTCAGTTTATAGATTTAATGCTGGAGTAGGTTGGGGGAGTGATATTACAACTGGTACTCGCTCTGCAATTGGTGTTAATAAACTTCGCACTACAGAACATAGTTTTACAGGTTCAGAAGTTCATATTGTTACAGATGGTGTAAACCGCCCTTTCCGGCATAATGGAATTACATACATCGAAATATATGATCGACAAGGGACATCAAATACTGATACCGAAGATCAACTGTCAAATATTTTTGATACTAGTAACGGCGATGCTACAGTAAATGTTACTCACGTAGGTCACGGTCTTACCGTAGGTGACACTGTACGATTTAGTAACATCGATGTAAATTTAGGGGGTGAAAACGCCAATAATAAAGACTACACTGTTACCGTAATCGTGGATGCCGATAACTACGAGTTTGAATTAAGTTCTGCATCTACCGTATCAGCTCAAAACAATGTAGGCGGTACGGCAATAAATTGGTTTTACACTTTAGCCGGAACCGGAACAAAAAATGTAACTTCAGCAAAGTACAACACTGATTTTAGAAATCATATATTTTTTGCTGGGATGTCTGACAATCCAAACTTTTTAGTTTTTAGTTCTCCAAATACAGATTTAAATTATCAACCAGCAACTGGTGCTGGTGTTATTAACGTAGGTTTTACAGTTACAGGAATTCAAAAATTCAGAGACAATTTATATATTTTTGGATCTGATAGAATTAAACGACTTGTTGGTAATAACTCTTCTGATTTTATTTTACAAGAAGTAACTAATAACGTCGGCTGCATTGCAGCGGATAGTATTATTGAAATAGGTGGAGATGTTTTATTTCTGTCCTCTGATGGCATACGACCTATCCAAGGAACGGCACGTATTGGAGACATTGAACTAGAAACAATATCTAAATCTATCCAACAATTACTTAGAACATTAACAACTACTAATGATTTAAATAGTATGTGTTCGGTTGTTGTCCGTAATAAAACGCAATTTAGATATTTTTTCCCAGTAACATCTACCACAAATAGTGAAGGTTTAATTGGTGGATTAAGATTCTCTGGGCAAAGATCGTGGGAGTTTGGGCAGCTTTTAGGTATTCAGGCTTCTGTTGCTGCTAGTGGGCTTATTAATAATGTTGAAGTTGTTGTACACGGAGATTTATCAGGTAACATTTTTAAACAAGAATCTGGTAATACTTTTAATGGCAGTGAAGTTATTGCTCTATATGCAACTCCATTTATATACTTTGAAAGTACGGAAAGAAGAAAAACATTTCACCACTTATCTATATTTACTAGGCCAGAAGGACAGTCAACAATTAATTTAGGTATTGCTTTTGATTGGGATAATCCAAATATTCCTATTCCAACAACGTATCCGTTGGAAACAGCAGATGCTGTGTTAAGGTATACAACAACTGAAGGTACATACGATTCTTCATTTACTTTTGGTGGATCATCTAGCCCAATACTAGAAACAAATTTACAAGGATCGGGAAGAGCTATCTCACTTATTATCACGTCTACGGGGACACAAGCTCCTTATAGTATCAGTGGATACTCTATAACTTATCAAGAAAATGGATATCGATAATGGCAGGATACACTAGACAGTCTTCAGCTTCTATTCTAAGTGGCGAAATTGTTTCTGCTGCGCCTATTAACGCAGAGTACAACCAAATTGAATCTGCTTTTAATGCAAGCACAGGACATAAACACGACGGAACTACGGCAGAAGGTCCACCCATTGATCGTATCGCAGACGCAGATCAAAATAATAAAGTATTAATTGATACTTCTAATAACCATATTGAATTTTATATTGATACCGGCGCGTCAACTGAACAAGTTCGTATCCAAGATGGTGCTATTGTTCCTATTACAGACAATGATATTGACCTTGGTACAAGTTCTCTAGAATTTAAGGATCTGTACGTTGGCGGCACTGCTAATATTGATACACTAGATACCTCTTTTATTGTTGTTGATGCCGGTACTGCTGGCGCTCCTTCAATTACAACAACCGGTGATACAGACAACGGTTTGTTCTTTAACGCTGCAAACCAGATGTCTTATACTTCTGGTGGTACAGCGCAAGTAACTTTTAAAGACGGTTCCGTTGTCCCTGTAACTGATGATGATATTGACTTAGGTGCATCAGGAGCAGAGTTTAAAGATCTGTATATCGACGGCACTGCTAACATTGACAGTTTAGTTGCGGATACTGCTGATATTAACGGCGGAACTATTGATGCTACCGTTATCGGTGGTACAACTGCTGCTGCTGGTACCTTTACAGATATGTCGGCAACTGGAACCTCCACAATCGTTGCCGGTACTATAAATAATACAGTAATCGGTGGTACAACTGCTGCCGCTGGTACTTTTACTACGGTTAACGCTACCACCGTAACCGGTACAACAGTTACTGACGGAACTGCTAGTTTTTCATCGGGTGCTTTAACCGGCGCAACAACTGGATCATTTAGCAGCAACGTAACTGTTGGAGGAAATTTAACTGTTAATGGCACCACCACAACAGTTAATAGCACAACCGTAACTGTCGATGATCCTATCTTTACTGTAGGCGGTGACACTCCTCCTGGTGCAGACGATAATAAAGATCGAGGAATTGAATTTAGGTGGCATAACGGTTCTGCTGCTAAAACAGGTTTCTTTGGTTTTGATGACTCTACCGGATACTTTACTTTTATTCCTGACGGTACTAATACTAGTGAGGTATACTCAGGAACACTCGGAACTTTAGAAGTTGGTGGTGTTCGTTTAAGCGGTACAACCCAGACTGTTGCTTATGTTCCTTCAAGTGTGTCGATTACCGGTGGAAGCATCACTGGTATTACAGATTTAGCTGTAGCTGACGGTGGTACTGGAGCTTCAACTGCTTCTGATGCTCGTACTAATTTGGGTGTGGCTATTGGTTCTGACGTTCAGGCGTATGATGCTGGGCTGTTATCTATTGCGGGTTTAACTACCGCTGCTAACAAAATGATCTATACTACTGCATCAGACACATACGCAGTAACAGCTCTTACAGCAGCCGGTCGTGCTTTGATTGACGACGCAGATGCTTCAGCCCAACGTACTACTCTTGGTTTAGGTACAATTGCAACCCAAGATGCAAACAATGTTAATATTACCGGAGGTACTATTACCGGTATCACAAGTTTTGCTTTAGGTAGTTCAGTTAAGTTTGAACTTGATACAACAACAACTGACGCAGATCCGGGTTCTGGTAAGTTCCGGTTTAATAATACCAACCAGAATACTGCAACTGAACTATACATTGATGATCTTGATGACGCAGGAACCAATATTGAAACTTGGATTCAAGGGTTTAGCCTTAGCACATCTGTGGCTACTAAAGGTCTGTTGTATATTCGTGAAGAACAGGTTCCCAATAACTTCTTAGCATTTAAGGTAACAGCAGTTAGTAATGAAACCGGTTACACAAAACTAACCGTTTCTAATGTAGCTTCTAGTGCTACGAGTCCTTTTGCAAATACCGATAAACTTTTGGTAGCTTATAGTTTAACCGGTGATAAAGGTGATGCAGGTTCATTAACTGGTCCTGGTTCAAGCACGGATAATGCTGTTCTTAGGTTTGATGGTACAGGCGGTGGATTAGCGCAAAATTCCTCTGTACTTATTGCGGATGACGGTAGCATGATTATCTCTGGCTCTTCCAGCGGAGACATGTTACGTATCACACAAACGGGCGCGGGCAATGCGCTTGTCGTGGAGGATAGCGCAAACCCTGACAGTTCGCCGTTTGTCGTGAATGCTAGCGGTAATGTTGGCATTGGTACTTCGTCACCTTCTACAAAATTACAA